CCACTCGCTGTGTTTTAACTACTTGCATTGTTTGAAACATAGTTATTTACCTTTTGAAGTATTGTTTATTTAGTGATTAAATATTTAGTGATTTCCAATATATCGCACTTTTCAGGGATGAGAAAAGCATCCTCAACTGGTATTACGTCCTTATGTTCTAGTTGATCAAGGATCTCGATTGCTTTTGTGATCGTTTTTTGTTTGTTAACTTCTAGTGTCATGCGTTCAATGTTAGAAAGATTATCCCGTTTTAACTCATCAATGCAGTAGTGGTAACTTCTCACTGTGTCTTTATATCGACCAATTAAGCATTTGTCGATTACTTCTTGATCAATTTGTTCTGTTTTGTTTGATGAAAAGAAGCCCATGGTTAAAGCTCCTCTTCACATTCTTCTACTAAGTGTGCATCTTGAGATTTTTCTTCCCACTCTTTAGAATCCCAATCAATAGAACATGTTTCTTTGAAGAATTCTTCTAACCAACAAAAACTATCCCATGTTGAAACATTAAAACCTACGCCAACGAACCAATCCATATAAACGGCTTCAATTGTTCCATCTTCAAAGAAACGAATTTCGCTAGATGGTCCGCCCCAACAAATTGGGAAACGGTAGTACCCATCTGAATCTTCATTAGCTTCTACAAAGTCAAAACTTAAACCGTATTCGTAAAATGAACCAATTTCCTCAAATGTTGAGATAATATCTAGAATCTCTTTTGTTTCGTGACGATTAAAACCTTCCTCTAATAGTTCACGGCGAGATTTTCCTTCATGTTCATAACCGTCTAACTCTGTTCCGTGTTCCATATAGAATTCAAGGGTACTTTCTACACCTTCAAAGTGTTTACGTGCTTTCTCGATAAATTTTAACTCTTCAGATTCTGAACAATTTACGAAAGTTGTGTTAGCGTTAAATGTAGTCATGAGATATACCTTCTAGGTTGTTTGACTGTTATCTTGTTTACTGTTGAGAGATGCTTATCTCTTCTACGTGTTTAATATTAAGCTTGTTCGTTGTTTGTGTCAATGTTTATTTTGAAATTATTTCGCTTGCTTATATTCCATATAAAACACAATACATGTGAGGATAAATTGAGCGGTGATCATTGAATAAGTCATAATGTTTCCTTTGTTAACTTTGTTTGCCTTGATGCAGTAATTATTGCCGATCTTGTTTGTGCTGTCAAACTTTTAATTGTGACCGGCTTCACACTTTATAACCAAACAGGTTTTTGTGTAAATTCCACTTTTAAAGGTTTGTCCCTTTGTTGCCACTCTTCAAACTTACTTTTCATATATTCACGATAAGCAATAATAGCACCTTTAAAAACTGCTATGGCTTTAAACTCATCCGGTGCAGCCACTGGAGGATCAAACCAATCTGTTAACGGTAAGTTTTTCGGTAACTCGCGCAATCGTTCTAGTGTTTCTTGTGTTTTGTGAATCTTACCCGTACGCTTTGTGTAAAGCTCGCACAACGTCATAGCACAATCAAGCACCCATTCATACTGGTATTGTCCGGATCGGCTCCAGATTGCACTTGGGTGGTTTTTATGTGTGCTCTTATAGATACCACTAATAGCTTGATCACCGTCTAACATGTGATGCGCACTTGATAGCAATTGTGCATATTCTACGATCATTTTGTTTTGATGAATAAAACAGTGATCTAATGCTGCTAGTGTCGGATCTTCGTTTGTATAGAATATATTCATAAGTCATTCACCTTTCACGTGTTGTTTGTTGTATGCACTATAAATCACTTATAAAAGGATGTAAATATTTAATTTTCTATAAGGATATTATTTGTGACTTATATCACGTTTATATATTAGGATCGGATCATCCCGCTCCTTTAGAGTCTTAAAAGCGTGTTCGACGTTCGCCCCGTTATTCAATTTGTAAAGTGATTATATACAAGAAAAGCCGACCAAGCAAGTGATCGGCTTCACATATTTAATTATTTATCGAATCCGTTTAAAATTCTTGATATTCCATTATTTACCCAAGGCATGAACTGATCTGATAGTACATTATAACGGTTTGTGTAATTCGGTATATCATCTTTACAAGTAAAGTTTGACAAGTGACCGGATCGATCCGTTGTATAACCACTTGATACATTATATTTTAAGTTAGATTTAACAAGCCTAGTATAAACCTTTTCCGCTAAGTCTTTATTGTTAATATAACGTTCTGGTAATTCTCTTAATACGTCACCGATTGTAAAATCAGATAATTTTTGAATGTTATTAATTGTCATAATATTAACCTTTAATTTGTACATTTGAGTAAGAGATCAGATTACGATTAGATTCTAAATAATCAATAAAACCTTGTAAAGCTTTTTCTTTGTTTTCTGCTTTATATGTTGTGTTGATCACGTTCTCGCCGTTTCCGTAAATGTTTACAACTTCAGCCGATACTTGAAAAACTTTCATAACTTTAAACCTTATATTGTGCCGTATGGCGTTGGAATACATACACTATAAACGAACTGATCAAGTTGTGCAAGTTGTTTTTACCTGGTAGCGGCAAATCTACACTTTTCCGCGCCAAAAATGTACTAAATCTCACGTTTATCTGCGGATAGTGGAATTATTTTTATTTAAACCTTGCAATTGGGAAACGGTAGCTTTATAGTATCCCTATCGGTTGGCAATGGTGCTAACTTTGTTTATAGATAGGTGTTAGAATGAGTTATGCAGTTATAGAAAAGAAAACATTTTACAGGGTAACTATTGGATGCATGGATCTAGATCCTTTTATGCAAGAGAAAATAGAGGAATATTTTCAAGAAAAGATGGGAAATTGCGATCTTGAATGGGATTGGTTTTGTTTTTATCTGTCTTATGACGCGGATAGTTTAGAAGAAGCAGAAAAGGTTCAGACTATATTCGGTGAAATTAAAACTATTGAATGGTTTAAATCTGTGGACTAAATCACACAAAAGCGCTTGCATTATGTGAGCGCTTGTTTTATAATTCTTATCATAGTAGGTACGAACACCGAAGGGAAACACAGCAAGCTTGCGCATTATATAATAATGTGACTTGCGTCACAGAATGCAAAACATCTACATAACTTAGTTTAAAGTGTATTGTATTCTTACAGCTAAGGTATTAATACTCTTTTTAAGGTGAACGGTTACCTATTGACAAGCGAACAACAAAGAGGATCGCAGATATGAATGGTTATAAATTTAAACTAGTTTACGTTGTCAATGGTCAATATGATGTTAAATATGGCAATAATAAAACACGTTTAAAAGTGTTTGCCGGGCGTACAATGAAGACAACAGATTATACAATTATCGATTTATAAAATAATTCAATAAAAGCCTTGCAATTGTGTGGGGCTTTGTTATACTTAAATCAAAGGTAAGGAGGAGAGGAGGAAAACATAAAAATTGGTTAAATAGCGGGTCCGGTTAAATGCGCTTCAGTGTCGGTTGGTAGCTATAATCTGATCCCGCTATTCAGTAATAACCTTTCTATAAATAGCAGTTGAGAATACTTATCATTATCATTCGTGTTTATATTTACCTTTGTTATTGAGAATGTATATCATTTCATTAGTTGAATGATTGTTATTCAATAAAAATTTATATGATTTTTGGATTGTGTGAAATAATTTAATCTGCCGATCTAAATTTTTCGAATCGAAAACCTTAAAAATGAAGATCGTCTTTGGCTATCGACGTGTTGTAACTTATTGAAAACAAAAGACATTTTGCTCAAATGATTTATCCATCGAGTTGATCAAGTTTTCTGTTTGCTTCAGATTATTTTCCTTTCAAGTTTCAAAAATAAAACCTCTCCGTAGAAAATAGATCTTTCGTCAGGTTATTATAATTTTTAAATCCTGTCACATCCATATTAAAATCGATTCGATTTCAAACCTAATCATTTTAAATAATTTCCGTCCTTAGTTCTCGTATACACCATACACACATCAAATCATCACTGTGTGGCTTACACAAACGTTTTAATACAATAGATGATACATTGTCCCAGATACAAGAAAAGCCTCTCAAAACGTCTTATATTGACAATTTTGAGAGGATTAAAATAATTTATTAAACTCGTTCAAAGTCTTCATTGGTTTGTATATAACCTAAACTATAATCGCTTCTAAACCAACCACAACCTAAATCAACCCATACTTCTTTTTCTTCATATTGCCTTACTTGATAAGTTTTACCTGTTTTAGTATTCTTCCATACTTCAATGATATTCATAATAACTCCTCTAACCTATCTACACATTGTTTCCAGTAAGGTTTTTCTACAACTTCATGATGATACTCTAGAAACTGTTCATATGATTTCTCCTCAAGAGTATCTGAAACACTTCTACGTTCTTGCATCACTTTCTCGTAATCATCCCAGAAACTTACATCTTTCTCCCATTTACCTTTATCTAAATCACATTCCTTGTCAAACAAATCCCAAGCGTTATCTATACTCTTAATCTCTGGAAAGTAATCTTCATATTCTTCAATATCAGGGTCAATCATTCTACGTAAATCTTCTCCTGTAAGTTTATCAAGTTCTGAACGATTCATAATATCTCCAAATAAAATTTAAACATTTCTTCGTTTCGACAAGGTGATTATGTGTCATCTTGGTTGTGTTGTCAAGGGTTGAAAGTAAACTTTCTCAAATTAAATTTTCTTCCCTTTCTAAAATTTTACAACTTGTAATCCCAATCCTTCCAAGGTCGTAGTTTACTCCACAACTTCCCTTGATACCAAGGATACTCCTCTTCCACTAAATCACATACCCACTGACGAATATGTTCTTCCTTGTCCAAAGCTTGGCACAATGAAAACGCTGCATCTGGAGTCGATACTACTGCTTCTTGTGTCTGTTGGTGGTAAGTGTCATACCAACTGATTTTAATAAACATTTACTTTCCCCTGTTTACGCTTGAAATAATATTGAACATCTTCCATCTTATCCACCATGTAATCATGATAACTATCAAACTCTGTAAACATAAACTCACAACCACAAGCTGTAGACATCAACCATTCCACTTTCTTAAGTGTTGGTAAGCTATCGTAGTTATCAGGAAAAGCGTTTTCAATAAAGTATTCCTGTTCGAACTCTTCCATAGGATTATCTTCACAATACTTCGCAGCTTCACATTGTTTCACTTTGCAACTGGAGCATACAAAGCTGTTCAATTCATCATAAATCATAGAGATATCTGAAGCTGTTAATTCGAACCCTATTTTAGAAAGTTTTGTCAGTTTGTAATACTTTTCTGTCATCATCTATTCTCCCATCCACCACATTCATCATCAAGGTCATCTTCAAGTAAAGTGTAATATAATTCTTCACCTTCTTCAATCTCTTGTTGAACTCTACGTTTCTCTAAAGCCTTGTTTGGTTGACAAACCTCATCCCACCAACATTCATACTTTCCATCAACTCTGATGTGGTGTTTACCTCCAGATTTATCTTTGTAGTATTTACGTCCTAGTGGTTTCATAATTTCTCACCATCCAATAGAAGGTATCATAAAGTGTGTAACTTCTTCTGTTTCACCCTCATCACCATATCGACTCTCAAATACAGGTTTATCAGTGGATTTCATTGGCGTAGGTATTAACCTATAACCTTCTCCAGAACACTCTTCTTTATTTGTCACAAGGATCTGTTCATGTGTAAAGGTATCTGGTATCCAGAAAGGGAAGTTACATTCTTCTAAACTGTACCAATGGTTATATTTAATATTACTGTCTGTTATAAATTGTTTACTGTTATTAATACTCACAACTTCTCCTCTCCTTGTATATCTGTAATTTGTTCTTCGTGTCTAACATAATTACGAATCAACTCAAAAACTTTCTTCCTATCTGAGAACTTACAACCCTTACTACCATCAAAGAAAGCTGTAAAACCATGCTCACCTGCAAAAGTTTCTGTCACTCTCATACCATTGATAGAACGTAAATAAATCCATGGATAGTTGGCAACAAGTTCTATTTCAATTCCTAATTTCTTTAAACGATTTGAGAAACGGGTTGTAAGATGTTGAATAGTGATATATACCTCGTTACCTATAGATAAGTTTTTGTTGAAGAATTCTTTCTCAACATAACCTACGTGTGTTGATAACTTCACTGTTTGGTACATTAACTCCGGTTTGAAAGTACTAGGTCTTTCAGAAAATATTTCTACTACCATTGCTTTCACCTCTACACTCCTCTAAAGCTTCCTTATTCTTAAACATACGTTTCCCTCCAAAATTCTTAATCTTACCAGAAGGTAGTTTATATTGGATTGGTACAAGGTATCTGCCAGCAAGGAATTCTTTTGCATTATCAAAATCTAGAATGATTTCAGATTTAGCGGCTACCCTATCCTCTTGTTTCCTGTGTGCCATTACAGCATAAAGAGAGGTGGTATCTTTAAGGCTGAAATCTAAACTTCTACCTAATTTCAACAATTGTGTGTATTTCTTTTTGTTGCGCTTGATAATTTTATTTTTCATAGTTATTAAACCTCTTGGTGACAAACTCTAGTTTCTACAAACTCACCTTTGAAATACTTATCAGATAATTGTTGCAAACCTCCGTCACGTAATCGTCCTACTTCATACAAACCTTTCTTCATTGTGATTTTGTTGTCTTTAAGCGTCCCTACAGACCAATAAACGTTTAATGGTATAACTTGTTCGCATACCTTGATAAACATCTCACAGTCACGTTCAGGGACGAAATAAGTAATACATCCCATACCTTCTAACATGATTCCACGGGATACGTTTTCTTTCATTAAATTAATTGCGTTTACTACTTTCATAACCAACCACTCCCATTACATTTAAAACACCCATCCCAACTAGCATGTGAGGTAGTAATACGTGAGTATTTACCACCTTTACCTAAGCAATAATTACAAGGTGTACGATCTTCTAAAGATTTAATCTTAATTTTAAGGTCTTCTGTTTCATCAGGATAACTTACATCAGGAGATGCTGTATAAGTTACTTCTGCGCATCCTGCAATGTCAGAGATTAAATTATCTAACGTTTCTTCATCCACAGTCACACCATTTTGTTCTAGTATCTCAGGTAAACAAATTTCCCAATATTCTTTACTCATATCATTCCTCCAAATCATAATTATCTATCTGATAATAACCGCCCCAAACACCATCAACATATATACAATACTCTCCTTCTTCATCACTGAAGAAAACATGTACTTTACTTTGACACACATTATACTTCTTTGCAACATTTATTTTGATACTGTTGATGAAGAATTCATCTTCGTGATATAGATTGGTTTGTGTGAGATTTGTCATGAGTTGTCCACCTTATACGGCTCATCAAAACTACAATTCTTAACCCACTCAACACTTTTGTTATACTGTTCTGTATCCATTTCAATACACACTGAATTACGTCCTTCAAGATAAGCTGCTACTGCTACAGAGCAACTACCTGCGGTAAAGTCCAACACAGTATCACCTTCATTTGTATAAGTTCGAATCATATACCGTAACAGTTCTAGCGGTTTCTGTGTAGAATGTATATTTAATTTCTGCTTATCACTTGCAAACTTCAACACATCACGAGGATAACGATCAGTCTGTTTACCTCCAGAAATTCCAAGTTTAGTCTTACCATACAATTCACCATCACCTGTATGCTTTGTGTAGGTATTAGCTGGTTTATGTCCTGTAGTCTTTTGTGGGTTATACAAAGGAAGTTTCTTATAAAACACCAAGATATTCTCGTGTGATTTCATAGGGGCTTTCTTTGCATTAAGATGCCCAGTTGCTGCTGTCTTTTCCCAAATCCACTCATACTTTAAATTACGGATATTAGAGCTACCTAATACTTTATCAAAAGGTGTTTGAGCGAATAATAGAATTGGTGTATTTTCATAAGTGAATAATGGTAACCATTTCCACATCTTTTCTAAATCAATAACTGAATCCCATTTCGCTTGAGTAATCCCAAAAGGCAAATCTGTTAAAACTAAATCAAAAACTGTTTTATCCATAATATCATTTAAGTCTAATGATAAACAATCAGCGTTAATTAGTTGATGTCTTGTTCCATTATCTTTAATTATGATCATTTATTTCTCCTCATAAAATTCAATCGGTATTTCTTCGAAAGCTGGATGAACTGTTTCTATTGGTGTATTATCAAACTCAATACTATAACTGAAGTTATCTAAATTACCTACAACCTTATACCACGCATCTTTCATAACATCAATCAATTCCTGTTTGTTATGATAAGTTACTATCCAACTATCGTGGTAGTTTAGACACACTTCACCCTTACTTGCGAAATGAACCATCAATTTGGTTGCAATCTGACTATCAATGTATTGGCAAAGCTTCCAGTTCTCTTTCTTGTAGAAGAAATCTGATAACATATGGTTGTGGTCTTCTAAAGATTCAAGTATTGTTTCAGCATCCAACCAATTAGCGATATGAGAATTGTTAAACAATTTCTGTCTGATTTCGTATAAAGCAGTGCTACGATTCTTAGCATACAGTAGACTCATGAAACAAGGTTTGATGAAATCTCTAAGAACTTTATGATCTATTGGTGTTCTGATGTAATCTGTAATGTCATAAGGGTCATAACCATCTTTCAGTTTGAATCCTGCAATAGATGCTAAAATAGATGGGTGAATTCTGTCTATATCAATCTCTACTGTGGGTGTTGAATCGATAAAAATACTTTTCCTACCATCAGAAGATTCTACTTGAAAGGTTCCTACAATATACCAGCGACCACCACTTTGCAAGTCATCTTCAAATCTTCTTTTATAAATGACACAACAAGTCTCACCTTCATATGTGATGAGGTGTTTTTCGTACTCTTTGTTGACCATTTTGATTTGGTCTACTACTAACTTTACACCTTTAAAACCTTGTAAGTTTTTCATGACCTTATTTACATCGGTGGACTTTTCTGAATCAACCACTTCTAAACAGTTGAAATCTTTCAATCTAGATACACCCCATTTATCGCAACACCTCTTATTTAGGTTGTGTAGAAGTTTATCGTGGAATCTTAAACAAGTTGTAAATGAATCTTCTTTGGATCTGAAATAACCTTTAAGAATAGTAAGGTAGTTCTTCTCTTCCATGAGTTCCATTAACTCTTGTACTCTTTTATAAGATATCTTATTAGATGGTCTTTCCTTGTTTACTTTGTTATAAACTTTCTTGTTTAAAGGAAAAACTATTCCTGTCATACCATACCGGACACACTTACAAGCACCTGTGACAATAAGTTTAATCTCGGTCTTATATTTTATTCCAAACTCTTTATACAAGTGTCTATAAATATTAGCTTGCCATTTCAAATTCTGTGTGTGAAAATTTGGAGATTCACAACCACGAACTAATGCAAGAACCTCTTTCTTGCTTAGGTGTTTTAACTCAATCATTCGATTACCTTTAAGGTTAGCTTTACACAATTGAAACTTATGTAAGTTATTGATTATTTAATCTTAATTATAGTAATATGGTTTATTTACCCAATCTCCCTTTCTCTTTCTCTCTTTCTATCCTCTTTCCTATTTCTCTCCAACTTTCATTATTAATATATTCTATTAACACCACTTTTATATATGTTTGTATTGACCTATTAGTATCTTTGTTCAACTCTTCACATAACCATTTAGGTAAATCTAATTGCATATATGTTTCCTCTAGTCAAAACCTACTTCTTTTGGTGATAATGGTATACGTCGATCAAGGTGGAACCAACCAAGTAGGACACAATAATCATAACTATCCACCATGTAACGTGCATCTGTTTTCAACCAATCTTCAAACTGTACACGTTCTTCTGGTGACATACTGAATGATGATTTAAGCTTCAAACACTGATTAACTGTCCTCATACACCCTCTTCATCTTGGTTGTTAATCTGCCACATGGCGTAAGCACATTTAAACGCTAACCATTCTTTATTCATACCATTCTTCTTTCGATAGTGTAAGTAATTCCTAATCTGTTTACCTGACCAAGGTTTCTCACACAAAGAGTCGTAATAGATATTAACTAATTCCTGATTAATAGTAATCATTATTTAATCCTTTTCTTGAAACATACATTTAGTTTAACATTAACTGCTGTGTTAGTCAAATGTCTTATTTAACTGTAGTGATCTTATGTTGTTCTACTTCCCACCAGTTCATACCATAATTCACCCACTTACTAATGAAATCCTCTTCCGTCATTACGTGTAGAGGTAGTAAGGAACCGGATGAGAAATACAGCCTTGAGAATTTAGCCACACAAGAGTTCTCACTATAATCTTTAATCACTTCACTAAACGAATTATAATATTTGCTACTCTCAACATCACCACTCCACCATTCAGATGAAAGTATTTCACAATCTGTAAGAATATGTGCCATAACAATTAACCCTCAACATCATAAATATCTTCACTGTTATACACTCTGATCCGATACTTCTCAATATCATCTAACGAATAATCATAAGTGTAACCACGTTCATTCTCAACAACCAGCTTCTCATCATCTTCATACACTGTCACAATAGGATCAATCCAATCAAACTTGTTGTTTTTAAATTTAATGATGATTTCATGGTCAGTGTTCCAATCATCTCGTTCGAATATTAAGTTCATTTCTTAACCCTCCCTTTACCATTACATGAAGGACAAACAACATCTCGACCCCAACCATCTTTAGCTACTCCATCGTTACACTTCTTGCATGGAATTGTTGTCTTTATGAAAAGATCTCTAGATTCATTCTCTCTTAATAGCTTTTCATACTTTCGTTTGTATTCGCTATCAATAGGATCTGGAATCATATCATAACCACAATATTGATGTTCTAACTCTTTTGTAACAATCACATCATCAACAAACTTTTCTAAGTCACCATCTGCTAGTGTGATTCCGTAATCTCCTAGGATGTTACCTAAGCTTTCTGTCCAGTAATCTTTACTCATTCTAATTCTCCTGTTGCTCGTAAAGCAGTTCGGCATAGATCTAGAAAACAATCCGACTCATCATTAATAACTTCGCCAACAGGGGTTGACCAGTGGAATCCTGTTTTAGCAGCTAAGTATCCGTGCGACACTTCACGCCAATCAATTTCTTTTTCTACCTTACGGTAAAGGCTTACAGGATATTCATTACACAACATATTCTGTATATTTTCTATACTCATCAGTTCATAAGTGGGTGTAGATGAAGATTTATAGAGGATGTCATTATATAATTCAAATTGTTTTACTAATTCCCAAGCATGATTAAACTCCACCTTTTCATACACAGTTTTGGTTCTTGGTTTTAGGTCGGATAGGGTTAGTCGCTTGTATCCCTTTTGCTTCATTCTCGACTCGTCCCCGTGAGTTAATTTATCTGTATCAGCCCCAGAAAAAACAACAGCCTCACCAAGCCGGCAGTCCCTAGGGTACTCACCAACACCTGCCCACACTACACCAAACTCTTCACACTTATTCATGAAAAGCTCGAACACCTCTTTATCAGCACGTACTGCATAACATTTACGTAAATTATCAACCGTTTTAATCATCCTTCACTCTCCTCAACATTCTCCAACATTGCAATAACTGTTTCAACACCAAGTTTTAATGTGTCACCGTGGATCACAAGTTTCCTACCACGACACCTCTCAACACCTAAAAATCTGTCATACTCCCAAACTACTTCCTCTTTCTGGCTCTCTTTCACAGCTGTCTTAAGAAGGTTAATAATGAGTTTATTATCCATTTAGCTCTCCCTAATCAATCCCAAAACTCAAACAAATGCTTATTTAATAAATTAAACAACATTTTCTTATCCTGATTTCTAAGATAATTTGAATACTCACTTTTCAAGTATGTGAAATCTTCGTCTAGATTTATGCCAAAGTTATTACCTTTTGGCAAGGTTTTATTTCTACTATTGAAAATCTTACACGGTTCATCATAATCATCGGCAATAAGACGCTTGAGAAGCTCTGAGACAAGTTTTAGTTTACGACTAGTGGAATTGCTGCGCAATAGGTGTCCATGCTTCTTATGACGTTCTGAGGCTTTCTCTGACCATAACAACATTGCTTCAAGAAGAAAGGCGTAATCATACCAAGGAAAATTACGATGAAATTGTTTACGAAACTTTTTGTTCATGGTTGTATCCTCTCATCTTATAAACTAATAAATTCCGAAAGTATTTACATTTCCACGAAAAACTATACAACCTCCAACCAATTGTGTCAACACACAAACGTCGATATTTATAGTAATCATCAAGATTACAATACTTCTGGAAGTGGTATAAATCATGAACAATCATGTTCACACCTTTAATCTTCAAGAAAAAGAAAGTCGTAACGATCAAACTGTGCACAATACTCTTTTCCTTTATCTGTAAGCTTAACTTTATTGCTTTGAACTTTCACACCGCCATATGAACTCTTATCACGTTGCAGTTTTACACGTTCTACAAGGCGGTTGCTCCAAGCTAATTCAAGTTTATCTGTAGGAATGTCAATATGCTTTAACTCTAAGAAATCGTAAGCTTTAACATCATCGGATAAATGGATAACACGGTGTAAGAATCCGTTATGTAGTTTGCACATTGAGCTCATACTAATGTAATGTGTGTGCCAAGAGCGCATATCAACAATCTCAAACCCTCGTGAGATCATATCCAAATCTCTTGGAACATAACCAAGTGTCCGAGCAAACTCACAAAGACTGTTGATTTGTAGTGATTGTGTACTGTAAATGTCAGGTGTTTTAAGTGACTCCATTGTAGAGAAAACAGTCTGTAAAACTTGACCGTTAATTTCTACTGTCACTTGTGATGGATCGTAATTTTGTTTAGTCATACATACCTCTTGCATTCAGAACTCTGGCGGCTAACTTCTTTGTTTCATTATCATAGTTATCACTCCTGATTATTTCATCGAGAGCCTTGTTTGATAGGTAATTTAGTGTACCTATTGAATATGATACTTTAGGTTTCTTAGTCATTATTGTTCTCCTACTTAAATTTATCCAACTTCTTAACACACTCAACATACTGCGCTAATTGGTCTAAGCTGCCAAGGTTAAATGTCAATTCTTTTTCGTGGTAATGACTATAGATTGTAAGTTCACCTTCTGAATTAACTGAAACACTTGTTTGTAGCTCCTGTGAGGCTTGTGACAAGGTTTTAATTGCTTCTGCGATAGATTGTTCATCTAAGGGTGATTGTTGTTGTGTATTTGATACAGACGGTTTTACTTCACCTTTATATATTACGTAAAAGCAAACCCAATTATGGAACTCCTTTGTACCACTGTGCATAAAGCCTCTTTCTGGTATTTTAGCTTGCACTGTTATGTCTTCGTGTAAAAGTTCACTAGGAAATTTTCTTATGATACTAACAATCATACCAACTTTAATATCTTTTGGTGAAAGTTTATCACCAATGTTAAATTCTTTATTCATTACATACTCTCCAATTTATCCAACTTAACTTTAGCATCTTTCAAATCAATCTTAGCATTCTTGATATCTGAGTCAAGTAGGATTTTATCTTCAAACAACCAATTTGTGCTAGACTTCTTAATTGTTTCAAGTTCAAACAAATCAGATTCAAGGTTGTTGATTACCCAACGATAATAAATTTTCTTTAAAGAATCAAACATAATCAATCCTCACTCTTATCAAACAACCCAAGCTTAACAGCTTTCTCAACATCAATCCGTGTAGCCATGTAATAACGTTCAGAAGTCTTGTGGTTTTTGTTAAACTCATTTGCTTTGTCCATAGCTTTCTGTGCATCACTAGCACCACCGCTCCCATAGAACACAAACTCTTTCAAATAAGTTTCATTCCAAACAGGATTGTTATCTTCGTCGATAGTTTTATCAAATCGGATAATGCAGCTTACCATGTCAAGATTCATGATGTTTCTCCTCTGTATAAGATTTTTCCATCTACATCTTTGATTTCAAGAGGTTGTGATGAAGCATAAACTTTACCCTTTGTTGGGACAGTTAAGGTGATGTATTTTGGTGCAGTCTTATCGATCTTAACTTTGAATTTATCATTACAGACCTGTGTACCTTCTTTAAACTTGAATAAACGTTTCAAAGGTTTATCATTCTTTGTTGAATTTTCATAAACTACAAACATAACTTTCTCCTTTATCCTTACGTTTCGGATATAAATATAGCAGAGACTGTGTGAGAGAACAACCCCTGCTTGAAGATTTATTACAAGTAAATGTCTGAACAACGATTAACTTGGTTGTATAGTTTATGGTACTCATTCCAACCATTGTCTTGGTATTTACAACGATTTTCTAACACTCCACGTAAACGATTGATTTCTTTAACAAGTAGGTTGTTTCCTTGTAGACGAATACGTTCTCGTGCTTGTTGGAGTTCACTATTCAATCGTAAATTGTCAATCACTTCTGAACCACTATACCCGTTCTCTGTGCAGCCATTTAACACTTGGTCAATAACATGTTTGATGATTACATCTTCACAAGATAGTCGTTCTACAAGCTCAAGTTTGAATTGGTCTGAGGTATTATAGAATACGTCCATGACATCAATACAAATTTCACCATTACCATTAATTGTGGGTGTGATCATTTTATTTCTCCTTTTTGTATTCAGAAGTTAGGAATTTTAAAATCTCTTTACTGTCTTCGTCTAAATTTGAAATTTTATCAACAAGTTCTGTCATACGCTCCGCAGCATAAAAATTAATACCGTTGAATTGGGATTTAAGGTTCTCAATACGTATTTCAGTTTCTTTAAGTTGTTTATTAAGAGGTTCTAAATCTTCTTGTAAAGTGTTAACAAGCTTTGTAGTTTCCTGTTTCACTTTAGGCATAACGTCCCATACAGTGTCAATAACTTTATCAATTTCTTCCTGTTGTTCATGATAGACATCGGTTAGTGAGTTTTTAAATACAATGCAAGCTGCCTTATAACGAGCTAGATCATCGTCCAGTTGAGTTAACTCTCGTTCAATATTGAGTGATAATTTCTTAGCCACTTCTTCCACCATGTGCTTCTCGTTATCACAAGATTGAAGTTTCTTAATTTCTTCTGCGGATTCTTTAGATAACCACAGCGATACGTATTCTTTTTCCATTTTATTTCTCCTCGTTAAACAGTTTAGTTAAGATTAAATCACCAATACGACAATCAAGGTCAATGTTCCAATCTTCTCGTGGTTGTAAACCTTTAATAACTTCTTGGACACGTTCATCAATAAGGTGTTTATTATTCTGCACACTTTCCATAAGAAGCTTGTAAGCACTGTTAGGTTCACGATCCCACGCATCTGGTTTACGGAACAAGTTAAACTCATTGAAGTTTT